GGAACTGATTAAGAAGGGATATCTTGCCAACTTCAATGCCAAGATCCTGATCTTGAAGCATACTCCTCAGAAGTTTGATACCTATGAAGATGAAGTTCAGTATCTCATTTCTCATGAGCAGAGGAATAACTTCATCAAAAATCTTGCTTGTGATCTCAAGGGAAATACTCTTGTTCTGTTCTCAAGGGTAGAAACTCATGGACAGATATTATACGATATGATAAATAGCAATGTAAAAGAAGATAGAAAAGTTTTCTTCATCCACGGTGGTGTTGATGTAGAGGAAAGAGAAAGAGCAAGATCTATTACCGAAGCTGAGTCCAACGCAATCATCATTGCTTCATACGGCACATTCTCTACTGGCATCAACATCAAGAACCTTCACAACGTTATCTTTGCCTCACCAAGCAAATCAAGAGTTAGAAACCTTCAATCTATTGGTAGGGTTCTTCGTAAAGGTAGTAACAAGTTTACTGCTACTCTTTATGACATTGCCGATGATTGTAGTTATAAGACAAGAAAGAATTACACACTCAACCATCTCATTGAAAGGATTAAGATTTACAATGAAGAGGAATTTAACTATGAATTTGTAAACATTACACTAAAGGGAAAATGACAGATGAATTCTATTGCGTAGTAAAGTTAGTGACGGGAGAAGAAATATTTTCTATTGCTTCTCTTGATACAGACCTTAACGGCAATGGAGTTGTCGTTCTCTGTAATCCAGTGATAATGAAAGTTATCAAAAGAGGAATGGTCTCTGGTGTAAAAGTAGAACCTTGGATGAAGATACCTGACGAGGATATCTACACTGTCAGTATGGACAAAGTAGTTACAATCACTGAGATAACCAATAAGGAAATCATCAAGTTCTATAAAAAATATCTTGATGAAAGTATTGATGAGGATGAACTAGAGGAAGATAATGGTCAAGTAACACCAGATAAAAAGATGGGTTACTTAGGAACAGTAGCAGAAGCTAGAATAAAACTAGAAGAAATATACAAGCTAGATGTCTCTGACAACCACCACAAGGGTGATTCTACTCAAGAAACGTAGTTGTGTCAAGCCATTGATTTGTGGTATAATATAAACATCTAAACAGAGTTAAGAAAATGTTATGCCAGTCAGAGAAAGATCAGAACATTATGTGAACAACAAAGATTTTCTTGCTGCTATCGTTGAGTATCGAATGAAAGTTCGTAAGGCAGCACAAAAAGAAAATCCTGATATCACAGATGAAGAACTTAAGAATTGGTCAAGCCCGAATAAACCACGCATCACAAACTATTTGGGTGAATGCTTCCTGAAGATTGCAACGCACCTTTCTTACAAACCCAACTTTGTCAATTATATGTTCCGTGAGGACATGATCTCTGACGGTATTGAAAACTGTGTTCAGTACATGCTGAACTTTGATCCAAAGAAGTCATCAAATCCTTTTGCTTACTTTACTCAGATTATTCACTACGCATTTCTGAGACGCATTCAAAAAGAGAAAAAGCAACTGGAAATCAAGACTAAGATTATTGAAAAAACTGGATATGATCAGGTGATGGTTGTTGAGGATGGTGCAAATGGCACGTCTTCCGACTATAATAGTATCAAAGAAAAAATCCACTACAAACTTAACCGTCAATGAAGTGTGCCATCATTACTGACCAACACTTCGGTGCCAGGAAGGGTAGTAAGTTCTTTCACGAATACTTTTTAAAGTTCTACAATGAAGTATTTTTTCCAACTCTTGAAAGAGAATCTATCCGATGTGTCATCGATATGGGAGATACTTTTGACAACCGCAGGTCTATTGATCTCTGGTCTTTGGAGTGGGCTAAAAAGAATTACTACGATCGTCTGCGAGATATGGGAGTGGACGTGTACACGGTTGTGGGTAATCATACTGCCTACTACAAGAACACTAACGACATTAACACAGTGGACCTACTCTTACGAGAGTATAGTAATGTGGTGGTTATCTCTTCTGCTTCCGAAAAGATAATCGATGGCAGGAAGATTATGTTCCTTCCTTGGATTAATGATGACAACCGTCAAGAGACCTACAGTGCCATTGATAACAGCACGGCAGAGATTGCCATGGGTCACCTTGAACTGAATGGTTTCAGAGCACATAGGGGGCATGTTCAGCAGGAAGCAAGAGACGATACCAGGTTGATTGGCAACTTCAAGAAAGTCTTCTCTGGACATTATCATACTCGTTCCGATGATGGTAAGGTTTTCTATCTCGGCAATCCTTATGAGATGTTTTGGAATGACGTGAATGATACCAGAGGTTTCCATATCTTTGATACCGAAACTCTTGAGCATACTCCAGTAAACAATCCTTTCAGGATGTTCTATAACGTTTACTATGATGATACTCCATATCAAATGTTTGATGCCACTGAGTATGCTGGTAAGATTGTAAAGATTATTGTTCGTCAGAAATCAGATCCTAGGTCTTTTGAAAAGTTTGTTGATAAGATTTCTTCTGTTGCAGAAGAAGTTAAGGTCATTGAGAACTTTGCTATTGAAGAAAACGATGACTTTGAGGTAGAGGAATCTGAGAACACGATGTCAATCCTTCATCGTTATATCGACGAGTCTGAAACAGAACTGGATAAGTCTATTATCAAAAAACTATTTGAGAAGATTTACAGAGAAGCTTGTGAAGTTGAATAATGTTTTTGTTAGCATCTGAAAATTCGTCTGGAGCATATGCTGTCGTAAATGCTGATGGTGACCATGTTCTTTTTCTTTTTGAGGAAGAAGATGATGCTGAAAGATATTTGATGCTTCTTCACGAGAATAATCCAAAGCATAAAAAGTTATCTGTTGTAGAAGTTGATGATGAACTTGCGTTAAAAGCATGTGACGCTTATAATTACAAATATGCTGTTATTGGTCCAGAGGACATTGTGATTCCACCTGAAGAAAAAGATGATTCTGTTTGAGAAAATTACTTGGAAGAACTTTCTAAGCACTGGAGATGTTCCCACCACGATTTCGTTTACTGATAATGTAACCAACCTGGTTGTTGGAACTAACGGTGCTGGTAAGTCCACTCTTCTGGATGCACTGTGCTTTGTTCTCTTCAACAAACCTTATCGTAAGATCAATAAACCACAACTCATCAACTCTACCAATGAGAAAGGTTGTGTGGTTGAGATTGATTTTAAGGTCGGTGGTAAAGAATATACCGTTCGTCGTGGCATCAAACCAAATGTGTTTGACATCATTGTTAATGGTGAAATGCTTCACAAAGAAGCGGATGACCGTGCCAATCAAAAGATCCTTGAAGAGAACATTCTTAAACTGAACTACAAATCTTTCACTCAGATTGTTATCTTGGGTTCTGCTGGGTTCACTCCTTTCATGCAACTTCAGTCATCACATCGTCGTGAGGTGATTGAAGACTTGCTTGATATTCGTGTGTTTTCTGCGATGAATAATCTCATCAAAGAAGATATCCGTCAAAACAAAGAAGGTATCAGATCTCTTGAGGTCAAGAAGAATGCTGCTAAGGATAAAGTTGAGATGCAGGAGCATTTTATCGAAGACTTGGAGGCACGGGGGATGGAGACCATCAATCGTAAGTATTCTAAGATCAAAGAGATTGATGGTGACATCGATGGGTTGATGCTGAAGAACAGAAAACTCAACCATGACCTTGATGACAAGCAAGAAGAGGTCGTTAAGTTTGCCAATGCCAACAAAAAGTTAAGACAACTTGGAAACATTAAAGGTACTCTGTCCCAAAAAGTAGCAACCCTTACAGAAAATCATAAGTTTTTTAACGAGAATACGGTCTGCCCTACCTGTAAACAGGATATTGAAGAGAGTTTTCGCCTAGATAATATCAGTGAAGCTCAATTTAAGTTAAAGGAACTCCAAGAAGGTTTTAAAAAGCTGGAGGAGTCGATAAAGGAGGAAGAAAACCGAGAGCTTCTCTTTAATAATCTAACAAAGGAGGTTACTTCTCTAACGCATGGAATTTCTCAAAACAATACTAGAATTTCTGGACTTCAACGACAGTCAAGAGATCTACAATCGGAAATTCAAACTATTACCGATCAGTTACAGAACAGAAATTCTGAACATGAGAAACTAGAAGAACTTAGAGAAGGGCTACAATCCATTTTCAACCAACTTGCTGAGAAAAAAGAAGAGGTTAACTACCAGAGTTTTGCTTACGATCTTTTAAAAGACGGTGGAGTCAAGACTAAAATTATCAAAAAGTACCTCCCACTTATCAACCAACAAGTTAATCGTTATCTCCAGTTGATGGATTTCTACATCAACTTTAAACTCGATGAAGAGTTTAACGAGACAATCAAATCACCCATTCACGACAAGTTCTCGTATTCGTCTTTTTCTGAGGGTGAGAAAATGAGAATTGACTTAGCTCTTCTCTTTACCTGGAGAGAAGTTGCGAGGTTCAAGAACTCTGCCAATACCAACCTTTTGATTATGGATGAAGTGTTTGACAGTTCTCTTGATGGTTTCGGTACAGATGATTTCCTGAAGATCATCAGATTTGTAATCAAAGACGCAAACATCTTTGTTATCAGTCACAAGACAGAGATGTACGACAAGTTTCAAAACGTTATTAAGTTTGAGAAGTTCAAAGGGTTCAGTAGGATGGTTCCCTGACACTTTTCAAACTGTCTACTGGAGGGGACCTGAGGGTCCCTTTCTTTGTATAATGGGTTCATACGAATGGTTCCCGATGTCTCTCCAAGAAGTCAAAGGCACTCTTGCTAAACTGCTGGCAACTGAAGACCTCATCATCGAGCACCGTCAGGTCGATACTGCATCGTTTGATGTGGATCGTC